CGCAACATCTCAGTCGCTTCCTGGCGGCAAGACCAAAGGTCCGGGCGCTTCCTCGCAGGAAGTCGTAATAACCGCGATCATCGCTGTAACCACGGCTATGATCGATAATGCCAACGACGAGGTCGGCCTGTTCTGGGTGCCAAAAGGGTTCATCCCGACCAGCATCGTTTTCAACACGACGGACATGGATGGCTCTACCGGCCTTCTGTGGGACGTCGGCAGCGACGGCGACGAGAACCGGCTTATTGCCGCGTTCTCCGGTCAAGCCGCGGGCACGCAGTCGGTCCTTGCGACCACGGGGCTGCTCTACAAGTACACAGCCCGGACGCTGATCAAGGCCTTCGTCAATACGGCCTCGACCACGCCGGCCACCGGTACGCTGAAGGTCGTGCTCAAAGGCATCGTCGACGAAGAGTTCGACACCACGCCGCTGGTTGCATCCTGATAAACGCAAGGGCGGCGGGCAACTGCCGCTCTTTCTCTTTGAGGAGATCAGATGAAATTCAAATTTATCGGTAGCGAGCCGTCTGAGTTCATGGGGTTCCAGTGGTATCCCGGAACCGAGCATGACGTGACGGACGATCACGCAATCCGGAAGCTTTCCAACAGCGTCCTGTTTGAGAAAGACGGAACGGAAGCGAATAAAGAGCCGAAGAAGCGCGGTGCCAAGCCCGCTCAACCCGTGAGCGACAATGGCGACGACGCGAACTGAGCTCGAGCTGGCGACGAATGTCCTGCTGCATTTCAACATCATCGCAGCGGAAGAGTCGCCCTCGGCTAGCGACAGTACGTACGTCATCGGCCGCTATCGCGACCTGTTCAACGAGATGACGTTGAACGACGAGACGTACTGGAACATCGGGCAGGTGCCGGCGGAAATCTTCGAGCCGCTCACCCAGATGGTCGCCCTGACGGTCGAGAAGGCGTTCGGGAAAGCGGCCGCGATGCCGCCTGCTGACTATGCCCGCAGCCTGGATGAAGGGCTGCGCATCTTGCGGCGGAGGCTTCGCCGAACGGTCAACGTGCGCTCGGCCGAGATGCCAACCTATGCGGATGATTTCTAATGGGCATCGTTCCTCTCGCGCTTCCGTCCGGATCAAGCCAGGCCCGGTTCAACCAGGGTGGCTCGGCGCAACTCATCAACTGCTATCTCTCACCCATTGGCGAGGAGGGGAAGGTCAAGAACGCAATCTATTCCTCTGATGGGTTGCAAGGTTTCGCGCTGCTTCAAGGCGTGGCGGCGGGGCAGGGATGCCGGGCCGGTATCGTGGTGGAAGGCGCCCTGTACGTCGTCGCAGGCGTGTCGCTCTACAAGGTGACAACGACCGGCGTTCAGACCCTCATCGGTTCGATGAACATTTCCAAGACCGCTCCAGTATTCATGGAACGAAACCGCAGAGCGGTGCCCGACATCGCGATCGTGTGCGATGGCCTGATGTTCTACTGCCGGGGCGACGTGCTGGCGCAGGTGACCGACCCCGATCTGTTCGCGCCGATCACGCTCGCATTCTCTGATGGGTATTTCGGGATCACCACGGCGCAGAACAAATGGCAGATTGGCGCGATTGATGACGCCAGCGCTTGGGATGGACTGGACTTTGCCACGGCCGATGGCGATCCCGATGCTCTGATCCGCATCGCGGCGCTGCAGGCGCAGTTCTATCTTTTTGGCGAGAAGACAATCGAGGTTTGGCAGGACAGCGGTGGCGCGGACTTTCCTTATGCCCGTTCCTTCGTCATTCCCATCGGGTTGCTTGCATCGAATTCGGTTGCGACGGTTGCCGAAACATTTGCCTGGGTTGCCCATGATCGCACGGTCCGATTGCTGGGCTCAGGCGACAGCGCGCAAGTGATCTCCACACCGAAGGTCGAAAGCGACATTCAGGAAGTCGAAGACCCGTCAACGATCCGGGCCGCGTCCTGGTCGTCGCGAGGTCATACGTTCTATGCTCTGACCTGCCCTCAGTGGACGCACGTCTACGACACGAGAATGCAGCGGTGGCATGAGCGACAGACCTACAGCCGGGGGAATTGGCGTATTGCCTTCGTTGTTCCGTTCGGCACAAAACTCATCGCAGGAGACGCCGACACCGGCGCGCTCTTTGAAATGGGACCGCAGTTCAAGGACGATGCAGGCGATCCGCTGGTATCATCCGTCATTCCGCCGACGGTTCACGCCTTCCCACAGAGAGTGACGCATAACGCGCTCTATCTCGATGTGCAGAGGGGTGTTGGAACGGGCCAAGGCGATCCGCAGGACGTTGATCCGGAGATCATGCTGGAATGGTCGCACGACGGTGGGCAGACGTTCAGCACGCAACGGATGATCAAGCTCGGACAGCAGGGTAGGAACCTGACTCGCATCCGTACGCATCGGCTCGGACAGGCCCCGGAAAATGGCCGGGTGTACCGGTTCTCGTGGTCGGCAAAGGTCGACCGGGCGCTCTATGCCGCTTCTGCTGATCTTGAAATGGATGCGGCATGACCGGAACACCGCTCGCTCCGCCGCCACCACGGGCCTTGCTCGATCCGAACGGAAACGTCAGTGACCGGTTCTATCAGTGGCTTGGGAGTCTGCAGAAAGGGATTTCTGGGGCGTTCTCGGGCATTGGAGAAATCAACGCTCAGCAGGAAGCCATCGACTTCACGATCGAGAGCCCGGATAACCAGGACTATCTTTTCGAGATCGATTGCCCGTTCGGATACAAGATCACTCAGGTTGACAGCAAATGCCGGTCTGGAACCTGTACGGCGACAACGAAGATCGGCACCACGCCTCTGGGAGGCGGAGCAAATTCAGTCTCGACGACGCTGCAGACGAAGACGCACACTTCGGCCAACGTCATTGCAGCGGCAGGAACATCGGTCGTTACGATCTCATCCAATAGCAGTTGTGCCGGTCTTCGTTTGACGTTCTGGATTACCCGCACGTGAGTGTCAGACGGCGCTCGATCAACTATAGCGGCAGCCCGCCGCTCATTCTGACCTACGTCGACAACCAGCAGAATACGGTCGGCGCGGGTGCCACGCATCCCAACATGAACTTCGGGCCCGCGAACCCGAAACGCTATCTGATCGCGGCAATCGGAATCGTCAGTTCGAGCTCGGCGATAACATCCGTCACCATTGGCGGTGTTACGGCAACACAGCTGGTCGCTGTCGTCAGCAGCTTCGGCAGCGTGCGCACGGCGTTCTTCATCGCTGCCGTTCCGACCGGGACAAGCGGGGATGTGACGGTCAATGCGGGGAGTGGCGGCGTTTCGTCTGTTGCGCTCTACAGCGTCGTCAACCTGCAGAGCCCCACTCCGGTCGCAACGGCCTCGAACTTCGGATCGTCACCGCTCAGCATGAGCCTGAACGGAACCAACGGCGGCTTCATTCTGGCGTCTGCGTACATGTCGGGTTCGCCGGGCGCGACGGCAGCTTGGACGGGCCTGACGACGGTCGATCTCAACAAGCAGTTCGGCGGGGGTGCTCAGCAGCATTCAGCCGGCCAACTCATCGTGACGTCAAGCGGGAGCAAGAGCCTGTCGGTCACGCTCTCCGGAACGAACGCTTTTTCGTGTGCTGCGATTTCTCTCCGCTAGCCGTCTCCCTCTGACTGAATAAGGAAATCCCATGGGGTTCTTTTCGGACTTCACGGGCGCCTCCGCGCGCTCCGATATCAACAAGGCCAACAAGAACGCTAATGCGGCTCTCGATCAGGGCTACAACACCTCGCAGGGGTACTACGATCAGGCGGCAAGCTCTTTCGATCCGTATGTGTCGTCAGGAACCGCCGGTCAGAAGATGTACGGCGATCTTCTCGGGCTCAATGGCACCGACGCGAGGTCATCGGCTCAAGGCATCATTACGTCCGATCCGCTCTGGTCCGGAAAGCTTGGTGAAGACACCAACGCTGTCCTGAAAAACCTCAATGCTCGGGGCATGGGTGCTTCCGGCACCGCGGCGCTCGCCGGTCAACGTGTTCTGCTTCAAAACTACAACAACGTGCTCGACCGATATCAGGGGATGGGCCAGACGGGCCTCTCCGCCACGGGACAGCAGGCCGGTGTTCGAACGGCACAGGGCCAAAACGCGTTTGATTACGGCGCGACCAAAGCAGGCAATGCGATAAATTTCGGAAACGCGATGGCTGGCACGCGTAACGCTGGCCTGAACAACGTGCTCGCTGTGCTCGGAACCGGCGCCAAAGCTTACGGCGCATTCAACGGAGTAAAGTGATGCTGGATCAAGAACGTCTCAAGCAACTTCTCTCATATGATCCAGAGATCGGGGAGTTTCGTTGGATTGCTCCGACTGACAGAACGAGAAAGAAAGGAGCCGTTGCCGGTTCTCTCGACGCCAAACGCTATCGCAAGATTAAGATAGATGGCGTCTGCCATTACGCGCATCGGTTGGCGTGGCTGTATGTTCATGGCGAATTTCCAAAACTTCTGATCGACCACTGTAATCGCGATCCATCTGACAATCGGATGGCGAACTTGCGAGAGGCGAATTACGGAGAAAATGTCGCCAACAGTGTAATTCGCAAGTCGAAGACCGGATATCGAGGCGTTAGAAAAAACAGTCGTGGCGCCATGTTTTCCGCATCCATTATGAAGAATGGACGTCATCATTTTCTCGGAAACTTTAAAACTAAGGAAGAAGCTCGCGGCGCATATAACCGTGCCGCTCGCAGCCTTTTTGGTGCGTTTGCGAGGGTTGATTGATGGCTTACATTCCACTCCCAGCTTACCGCACCGGTCCAGGGATTAACCTCGAGCCGGTCAACGCTGCACTCGATTCCATTCAACAGCAGAACAATCAGAACCGGCAGTTCGGCCTTCAACAACGGGCTTCTGACAGAGCCGATCAGCAATTTGCATTTGAGCAAGGCCAGGCCAAACAAGCAGCGGACCGTCAGAACGTCGAATTGTTCGGGAAACGGGCCACGGCGATTGATCAGGCGTTCCCAGTAGGCGATCCCCGCCGGGCGCAAGCCTATCAGAACTTGATTTCAACTCATCAAAAGATGTTTCCGGGTCAGACATTGACCGAGGAAGAACTGGACCCCGCCAATGGTCCAAAGCTTATGGCCGCACAAGCTGGGATGTACCTCGATCCGCGAGACAGCCAAGCGAAGGATCTAGCGCTTCAGGAAACGCGGGCCAAGATCAACAAGCTCAACGTCGAAGCGCAGAACGGCGGCGAAGCCTACGGCAAGACAGGAGCGATCTTCCTCAATCCCGAGACGGGCCGCTATGAGGCGGTGCAGTTCGGCGGCCGCGGACAGGTCAAGCGCACAGAGCTTGGAGGTCTAACGCCATCGAAGGGCGTTGAGACCGTCGGTGATGAGTTGATCGACAAGGCTACCGGCCAGCCTATTCGGAATGTCGGGGCGAATATTGCGGCTGGAAAGTCTGCCGCTGTGCAAGGTGAGGCGCAGGGCAAGGCGGCGATCAATCTCCCTCTAGCCGAAAATTCGGCCCAGCGAATGATCGGTGCTATCGATACGTTGCTGTCGCCCAATTCCGGCTTGGAGCGCGTGACTGGCACGGTGTACGGGCGTCTTCCTGAATGGACGAACACCTCGGAAGAAGCAAAGAACGCGCAATCCCAGATTGATTATATCAACGGCAACACCTTTTTGCAGGCATATAATGACTTGCGCGGAGCGGGTGCCATCACGGAGAAAGAAGGCGAAGCCGCCCAGGCGGCGTACAATCGCCTACGCTCTCAGCAACTCGGAACCGAGTCTTATAAGAAAGCCCTGGCGGAATTCCGCAGCGAGGTCGTCAAGCTTCGTGACATAGCTCGCGATCGGGCAAGGGGCGGCAATCCCGCAGCATTGCAACCGGAAGCATCCTCGGGTGCGTCGGGGTTCAAATACCTCGGTAGGGTGGAATAATGGCCAAATACGTTGTTGAAGGACCCGACGGCGCCCGCCATGTTTTTGAGGGGCCGGACGATGCAACGCCGCAGCAAATTGAGACATTTGCGAGCCAAACATTTGCGAAGCAACCGGCAGATCCGAAGACGCCAGTTGTCGACGCCGGACCGCAACTGTCTGATATCGATAAGGCCGCAGACGCGCGCGTGGCAAAGGAAGCTGCTGGAGGGTTCGCGCCGCATGCGAGCCCGGCACAATACCTCCCATTTGGGTCATGGCTGGATGAAGCATCAGCGGGCATTGACGCAGGCCTGAACAAGATCAGCGGCGGCAGGGTCGGGCAGCCATACGACGAAGCGAAGGCCTATCAGAACGCTCGTCAGCGGTACATCGACAAAGATTCAAGTGTGCTTGGTGACGTCACCAAAGGGTTGGCAGTCGTCGGGGGCGTCGCCGCTAGCGCGCCGTTCGGAGCAGCGCGCGTGTTCCGCGGAGCATCGTTGCTCCCGGAGGCCGGAAATGCTGCACTGACGGGCGTTGGTTACGGCGCGATGTACGGCGCCGGTGAAGGCGAGGACACAAATCGCATTTGGAATGCGCTGGAAGGGGCTGGCTGGGGCGGCGCGATCGGGGCCGCTGCGCCGGCGGTAGCGCGCGGCGTTGGGAATGCTGTCAATTCTTTCTCCAATTGGCGTGCTCCATTGCCTGCAGCTCTGCAACCATTCGAGCGCGGCGCTGTGAACCGTGTAGCCGACGACATGACGTCATCTGGGCTCACGCCAGGTCAATATGCGAGGCAATCGCAAGAACTCGGTCCGCAAGGCATGTTGCTGGATATGGGCGAGGATCTTCGCGGTTCAGCCGAAACGCTTGCCAACACGCACGGTCCGCAGCTTCCCATAGTTCGGGGCGAGCTCAATGCCCGGCGTGCCGATGCGCCGGACCGAATTAGAGCCGGGGTTGATCGAGCGCTCGGACCTGAACGAAACCTCGGACAGTTTGTCGATACGGTAACGCGCGGAACCCGGCAGCAGGCTGCACCCTATTATGATCAGTTCCATGCCACGTCGATCCCGGTAACGCCAGAAATCCGGAATGTGCTGGATAGCATACCAGCTTCGGCGTTCAACCGTGCTCAGACGCTCGCCCGCGCCGACGGCTATCGGCAACAGTTCCGCTTGCGCCCCGTCAATGATCCGATGCAGGCCATGACTGGCGTGCAGCGCACGGCGCGCGAGGCGGTTCCGACCGGACTTGAGTACGATTACCTCAAGAGAGCCGTCGACGATCTCGCGCGCGGCGCGGAGCGTGGCAGTAACGAGGCTCGGATCTATGGCAACCTCGCTCGTCAGTTGCGCACAACTATCGACACGCATCTCAGTCCGAACGATCCGACGCAAAGCGCTTGGGCGATCGCCCGCTCGATTGCTGGAGATGGGTTGGAAGGCCGGGAAGCCGCGGAACTGGGCTCTACCGTTTTCTCATCCAAGCGCGATCCCAACATCGTTGCGGATGAGCTTTCCAATATGTCTCAGGCAGGACAAACAATGTACCGGCATGGCGCCCGGAACGATCTGCGTCAGATCATGGGGAGGGCGGCGACGAACTTCGGTACCAATGGAGATGCGACGGCGCGCCGAACGCTCAACAGCGAATTTGCGCGGCAGAATGTGGCGCAGATCGCCGGAGGACCGCGTGCGAACCATCTTGCACGGCTCGTCGACGCCGAAAACACGATGGCGGAAAGCTTCAACGAGATCATGCGCAACTCGGCGACGGCCAGGCGACAAGCAGGGCAGAGCCGTTTGCCGGTCGGAGCCGGAGCGCCCGTCAACACCGAAGCGCCTCGTTCAACCGGAGAACTCGTGTTCGCAATCGCGCGGCGCGGCGTCAACGCTCTCATGAACAATGCGCTTGGAGAACGTGCCGGCCGCATCATGGCAGATCAGGCCCGGTTGCTGACCGCACGCGGCATAGATCGCGAGACCTACGTCAATGCTCTGATGCAGCTTGCAAACCATCGGCAGACAACCGGCGCTCAGCGTGATGCGATCGTTCGCATCCTGAACGCGATAGGCCAAAACACACGCCAGCCGGTTATCGAACACCAAACTTCCGCGCGAGCCAACTGAAGAGCTTGTGATAGTCGGCGCGATCGCGCTCATCACCGATGAAATACCCAGCCACGAACGGCGCAAGAAACAGCAGCCCGAATAGTAGCCACGATCCAGACTCGATCACGGCTTTGACCCAAGTCCCGTACCAAAAGCAAAACGCAACCGTACCCACAATCACGATCAAGGCGGCAATGCCGCCCGGATTGAAGACCGGCTCTCGCATCTAGGAATCCCCCGCATGACTGACTCAACCTATGTGTTCCCCCCTGGGGAACGCATCACAGATGATTCAACCGGTGCTCCGATCTCGGGAGCGACGATCTATTTCTATGACGCTCAGACCACGAACCCTAAAACGGTCTATGCCGATGCCGATCTGACCGCAAGTCTCGGGACTTCGGTTGTCACGGATTCCCAAGGCTATCCGACAACCAACGGCATCACCCGGACCCTGATCTATGTCGGGACGGCACCGTATAAGATCGTCATCAAGGACAGCACCGGCAACACCATTGCGACGCACGATAATATTCCCGGCGCCGTCGTTTCTGCATCGTCCAGCGATGTTGCGGTCACCGCAGCGTTTCCAGTCGTTACGAAATCCCTGAACTACACGGTCGTCAAAGACGATCAGAACAGCCTGTTCAAAATCAATTGCTCATCAGGCGACGTGACGCTCACCTTGCCGTCTGCGGTCGCAATGGGGAACGGCTGGTGCATTCGGGTCCAGCACGCCGGATCGGCAAATCAAGCAATCCTTGCAACTGTATCCTCGCAGCTCATCTCCGAAGGCTCGAAATCGTTCTCGACCGGATATGCGCTGGCTTTGAATGGCGAGGACATCGAACTCAGGTCGGATGGTGGAAACTGGAACGTCGTTTCCCACACCTCGCCGTTCGTCAAAGTTTCTCAGGGTATCATTCCGATCACGGATAGGCTTTCGGCGCCGCCGGTCTCTCCGCAGCATGGGGCGCTCTATCTCCTCACCGCATCTCCGTCCGGTGCATGGTCGACATTCTCCCAGCACGACGTGGTGCAGTACACCGGGGCAGGTTGGGTCAACTTCACGCCCTACACGGATAGTGGATGGCGCGCCTACGTCCAGGACGAAAACCTGAACTATCAATTCCAGGATTCCGCCTGGGTTGTCGAAACGGCGACGAACTCGTTTGCCGGAACGGTCAAGACCGCATCGCAATCCGCTCAGGAAACCTCAACGGCGACCGATACCGCGGTAACACCGGCCACTCAACAGTTTCATCCGAGCGCGCCGAAAGTTTGGGGTAAAGCCACGGTCTCGGCTGGCGTTCCAGCCCTCTCAGCCTCCTACAACAACACCTCGATCACCGATACCGGACAAGGTGATATAACCGTGACGATTGCCACCGACTTTTCCTCTGCGAACTGGGCTTGTCTCGCGACGGTGGAAACGACCAGCTCCGCGAACGGAGACCGGATGGTTGAGATCATCAGCGGTGGTCAGGCGTCCGGGACAGTTGAATTCCAGACCATGACAAAAAACGATTCGTCCAATCCGTCTGACCCAAACGCCTGGCATTGGACCGGGCTCGGCGATCAGTGACCCGGGAACGGATTCTCGACACCCGGCCTAACGGTCGGGTTGCCATCACCTGCCCTGCCGAATGCGGGATCAGCTATCTGATGCGCGGCGCCTCCGATCCGTTCCATCCCTGGCACGGGCGGGGATGGTGGTTCTGGATCGTCCAGTTCAACCGGATGCTGGCGCGCGGCGTGAAGCCAGGAGCCGCTTATCGATACGCCCGGATGATGATGACCGGCGGGTGCAACCGGCGGCAGGCGATCGAGATCATCGCGGAACGCGACTGCGGACATTTGGGGACGGCGATCGAGATTGTCGACATCGACGACCTTCCGAAAGACCGGACCTACCGCGCCGCCTGGCGGAGAAGCCCAAACGGTGGGCCTGTCTGGGTGGATGAGGACCGCGCCCAGCAAATCGATGAAGAGCGCATGTGGAGAGACTTTGATGCGAGAGCCTGAAGAGATGGGCTGGTACGCCGTGACGGTTGACGACGGATCGGAACGCGTGATGCACGCGGCTGTTGCTCGCGCTCCGGAACACGCGCGACCAATCAGTGAACAGGAAGCGCGGGCGATATCGGCGGCGCTCCGGATCGAGCGCGGGGACGACCCGGCGCCGTCAGCACCGGCGGCCGACGTCGACCTTTCCAGCATTCACGCGCGCCTCGATGCTCTCAGCGAAGAGTCAATCGCCCACACGGAAAAGCTCGAAGCCATCACCAGTCAGGTTGAACGCGTTGAAGGCGCTGTCACCGATATGACGGAGCGCCTCACGGGGGAGAAGATGGAATGAGCGTCAACGACGAGACGGTTCGTCTCAACAAATCTTTCGAGGGTTATCACAAGAGGCTGTCGAACGGAGACTGCACCGCATACCAGACAAATCTCGGTAATGGAAAATACGACATTCCCACCATCGGTTACGGCACCACGATGGGCGTCAAGATGGGAATGGTGCTGACCGAAGCCGAAGCGTCGAAGCGCATGATGGAGGACCTGGAAGAAGCCGAGGGCTATGTTACGCGCTACGTCACGGTGCCGATCAACGAGAACGAGAAAGGCGCTCTGACGCTGTTCTGTAATAACTGCGGTCCCGGAAATCTGAAGAAGCTGATCGCGCCCTTGAACAAGGGCGACCGTATGGGCACCGCGAAAAAGTTCCCGCTCTATGTGAAGGCTCAGGGGCGGACGTTGCCAGGTCTCGTCTCTCGCCGCGCGCGCGAGCAGGCGCTGTTCCTGAAGCCTGTCGAGGCTCCCGACGAACCCGCCATGCCGCAGACAGTCGAGAAATCCGCCGAGCCTCCATCCCGAAAAACAATTGCCGCCGTGGTTGCGACGACAGCAACCGGCGTTGCGCAACTCATGCCCTCTGATCCACTCGGAACAGCAGAGCAAGTCCTCAACACGGGCCAGCGCGTTCGAGGTGTCGGCCAGAGAGGCCATGAACTCGGAGCCTGGGCGTTCTCATTTGCTGGCTGGCCTTATGTGCTCGCAGCCGTCCTAGCCGGTGGAGGCCTCTACTATCTGCTCTGCCATCATCTCCCGAGCAAGCAGGAGGCAACATGATCGGTCTGATTGCGTTCTTCGGCACGCTCTGGGGTCGCGTGGCCGTGGCCGGCGGCATCCTCGCTGCACTCATCACGGCCTGGGCAGGCTTTGCCCACCACTACCGTCAACAAGGAGAGTCTCGCGTCCTTCAGAAAATAGAACAGAGGACGACGATCAATGTCGAAAAAGCCCAAGCCGCTCGCCGCTCGGTCGAAACCCTTCCTGCTGACAGGCTTACTGATCGCTACCGTAGGGATTAGCGGCTGCTCGAGCGTGCCGGTCGATTCCGGCTGCCGGTCCTTCAAGCCCATAGGCTGGAGCAAGGCGGACACTGAGCCGACGAAGCGCGCGGTCGTCGCTCACAACAAAGTCTTCGACGCCATTTGCCCGAACTCGTGAGGTTGAGTGATGGCAGAGCCAACCTATCGCATGTCGTTTTTGCCGTTCGGGACCTATGCAAACCCGGACGGAACGGAATCTCTCGGGCTTGCTGTGCCTGGAATGATCCAAGAGCCGATCAACGCCCTCATGCGCTTGGCTGAGAACAGCAGATTTCCAGACGGACGGTTAGGTATCCCCAATCCTGACAACGCGCAAAATCGGGAGGACGTTCTGACGGGGCTTCTGTCGATGTACGGCGGGAACGCAATGAACCCGGGACGACTGATGAAAGGGGCGGCCGCGAAGGCAGCGCCGGAAGCCGCTCGCGAAGCGCCTTATGCCATGTACCGCGGCGCACCGAACGCCGACGGTCTGTTTCCGACCGATCGTCCGCTCTTCATGTCGTCATCTCCAGAGGTCGCAGGGACCTACGCCGGAATGGTTCCCGATGGGCCGGGTGTTGGGTCGGTTTCTCCTGCGCAAGCCAACTTCGTCAATCCCATGGTCGTCGATGCACAGGGCCGTGCCTGGAATGACATCCCTTTCAACGGGAACTGGATCGATTCAAACGCTCTGACCTATTGGGCGCGGGATGCAGGTCACGACGGCCTCGTCATCAAGAACGTCACCGACCATCTCGGGGCGCCTGGCTCTGTTGCGCCAGCCGATACCGTCGTTGCTTTGAAACGAGGGACAGTCTCATCACCTTTGACGGGTGAAACCCTCTACTCCGACACCGGAAAGCCCTCCCTTTTTGGAAGCGCGATCGCAGGAGCACGAGATAATCTTCAGGCCAGGTATAGAGACTGGCGCTATCCGGATGAGGCCGTTGCAAGGTCGTACAATCAAATTGCAAAAGACAAGCCAACGGAGACGCTGGGCGATTTTGATCTCCGGCGTTCCGCCACATCCAACAGGGGAGGCATGAAGTATGATCTTTTCAACGGCAGCGACCCCATAGCCAGTTTAATGATTGATGCGCCAAGGAGGCTGTCACCGACGCCGTTCGATATGGCGACCGCGAGCAGCTTCGAGAAGCTGGAGCGCGCGCAGCCTCTTGCGGGAACTATTACCCGCATCGAAGTGAATGAAGGACATAAGGGAAAAGGTATCGCTTCCAGTTTGCTCGACGTGGCGGAAAACGATCTGAAGAGCGCCGGGGCTATCCTTCATCCCGGAGACACGAGCATGACGCAGGATTTCATGAACCTCTATGCCAAGCGCGATCCAGAAATGATGCGTGATGCCTTCGCGCGGATGGGCGTTGGGAACTTTGACGATCAGGCGCTAATGTTTAACCGCGCGTTGCGGTCGCGAGCATCTCGGAAGTCGGATACGCCCAACCTTACACTGTACTCCGACAACCTCCCCTCGATCTGGGGCAACGCTCTTGCACCCTATCAAGACGAACCCCGTAACGCTCTCCTGAACTACTAGTGCCCGCGTTCCAACAACCGGAACGAAAGCAAATGACAGATGCACAACTCTCCAGAGTTGCCGCCGAACTGGCAATGGATGCTGGCTATCGAGCGTCGGCTTATCCGCCTCGAGTGCCGGGTCCGGCAGCTTGGAGCCAAGACTACGGCCCCCAAAGACGACGGCCGGCGGTGGAACCCGCGCGATCTCATGATGGCCTCGGCTGGGGTGGTGATGGTGCTGGCCGCGATCGCGGACAAGATCGGATGGACGACCCTCGCAGCTTCCCTGGTCAAGCTCTATGGCAGCAGGTGATGGCTGCGCTCTGCCCTGGGACGAGGGTGTTCTGCGTCTGCCTCGCCATAGCGACGTTCATTGTGGTGGTTTAGTGCGACACTCGCCCATGAGAAACAGCACAAAACACTGGGCAAGAAACCGGTCGCACCGAGCGATAAAGCTATGTTTTTATTGAAAATTGGCGCCCCGTAGGGGAACACCACCATTAAGCAATGGCGTTGATTTAATTCGGTAAATACATCTTTTAAGTCGCACTTGATGACACCCCACCAAAAGGTGAGTCACTTTTGTTTCTCTTTCCTTCTGCGCAGCAGGTGCATGCCGGACCCAGCCAGACGTTCCTGCCTAGCCTTCTTCGTATATCGCTGCGCTTCGGCAATAGACTTCCATCCGAAGATTGCCATCAGCTGATGGTCGGTCGCGCCATTCTCCGCGGCGATGGTGGCGCCGACCTTGCGCAGGCCATGTGATGAGCACTCCGGCAGGTCAGCTTCCAAGCACCACTTTTTCATTCGGTTGCCAAAACCCTTGGCCGTGAATGGCTTTCCATAATCGTTCACGAGGAACGTGAGATCTCCGCAGGGACTGCGGTCTATGATGCGCTGGAGTTCCGGAAGTATCGGTAGAGAAAGGCGGGATGGACTTCGGCGCCGTCCTTTGAACGCGGTAAAATGAAGCCACCCGTCTTTGACGTGCTGCTTGCCGAGCCTCACGACATCCGACCGCCGGACGCCAGTAAAGAGCATCAGAGATTCTGCTAACCGAGCTTTCGTGCCGATGGCGTGCCGCTTTTCATATTGTGCGACATCGTCGACGGTCCACGCATAGAACCCATCCGAGAAGGATTTCAGCTTTTCGATATCGCGGACAGGGTTCGATTTAACGTCTTTGCACTCGACCTTCAGCGCCCATTTGAAGATGCCGCGGAGCGCCTTCAGCCGCATGTTGGCAGATTCCGGCGTCGTCGCCTTCCGATCGCGGAGTACACGCACGGCTTTGGAGGTCAAGTCCGATATCGGCATATCGCCAAACAATCGGTTCGAGTTCGGGGCTATTGGTTCCGCGAACATCTCATCGAATATGCGACGGCGGCGGCCCTGGGTCGTAACGTCCAATTGCGTGAAATCAACCGACGAAAAGTATTCGATACACAGGGCGCGGAATGAACCGGGAGACGGCTTGCTTGCGGGAAGTCTTGCGTGGGTTTGTTCTTCGCTCTCGCCTCGCATGCACCGCTGATAGTGCGCCATAAACTCTGCGCTACCGAGCGACTCTCGCAGCCGAACCATGGGTTGGCCACGTTTGCGAAAATAAATGCGCACATTCCCGTGTCGGTCGGTATCCTGCAGGATGTAGCGTAGCTTGATCGTCAGCATATGACCCCCCGTCATACGGCGACGTGCCTCCACTGATTCTCATCGTCGCCCTGCCCATCGGTATCGGGCAGAGCATCGAAGTAAGAGTCAAGCTTGCGAAGATCCCAGACGCGGCGGCCCCCTATAGGTTTGGGCTTCGGCATTAATCCGTCATCGACCATTTTGTCGAACTTACCGGGACTTATGCCGATGTAAGTCGCGGCTTCCTCGCGCGACAACCCGCGCGGCGCCAGATTGGCCGGCAATCTGCTCAGGCGATCAGCGCGAGATTTCGTCATCTCCCCTTACTCCTTCTCCCTCTCAAGTCCTGGATGTGAGTGGTGTAGTGAATTGGTTTCAACCACTGTCCTTGTCCGAATGCTCGTGTGTGCGTTCACCCTGTCGCCGGAATAGTTCGGCAAGTTTTTTGTTCGCACGAAGTGCTCGGCGCTCTCGCTCTGGCGTTGCGTCTTCCGGGTAGAAATCGACATACGGTGTATCGTCGCGATTGCCGTTGTTGCGAAATTTTCCGCCGAAGCCGAGCGCGCCAATGAAGCGATACTCGTCACAGCCCTTCGTCACATGGTGGACGAATTCCCACTCGTCGCGATCGTCAGCGAACCACCCACAATCCTCACGAAGGATCTGAGCGACGGCTTTTGCGTCATTCTCGGAAATCGAAATTCCTCTCATCAAACCCTCCGCTGAAATGGTGATCGCACTTGCGGCTCAAAGAGCCGTGCTCGGTGTTGAATTCAAAATACGTTCTGCTTCTACCTTTGCTTCACGAGCACGACGGAGATCCATGACCCGTACTTCGATGATTAAAATGATCTCCGGACACACCCTCTCGATAACGACGTCACACTGCTCAGCAAACGGCTCTACCGCTTTCATCAGTAGGTCTATGACTTGCTGCTGGCGCTCGATGAGAGAGGCGGCTTCGTGATCAATTTTCGATAGGATCGACGTATGATTGCCTTTGGTTGAGACTATCAACGTTTGATCGTCCTCCGTTCGGCCAAGGCCGCGTAGTCGTTCTACTATCGTCGCTTCTTGCATTGGGCTTAGTCCTTCACCGGCTCTGGCTCGTCGTCGCTTTTCCAGAATGTCTTG